AAAAACGAACGTCTTATGTATTCAAACGGAATAGCCACAGGCGGAAATATCATTGTTTACCCGGGCGGTTCTGCGTACCTTGATACGGTTCAAAACGCATCGCATAGATTTGCGATTGGTGCGTTCAGGGCAACAGGAAACAAGATAAACAGAATAGGCGAAACTGATTTATATTCCATTGATAGATATAGGATTGATTCGGATTACCAGTATGACCAGACAGCCTTAAGAGGGCTGATTGATGGTTGCAATAACGGGTGGATGGTGTGGATGATTCACACAAGCAGTGCCGATTGGGTAACTTATAATGCGGCAGTAGCGATAGCCGATGCTATTGATTATGCTAAAACAAAAAACCTGTCGATTGTTACTGCATCATATGGAATCGCTAAATTGCGAGGGAGTGTTTGATGCACTGTATGAACCTACTCCCGAACCCGAAGAGGTGGTGGAAGAGTAAGGCACTTAAAGTAACCAGTATGGAATTGATAATCATTGAATTAATTCTGAGCATATTCTTTCTGCTTTATACGTTTGGATTTATTCACAAAATTATATGGTGGATATGCGAGAGATAGCTGAGTTAAAGCACCATTTATGTATTTTACGAGTAACTAAACACTAATGAGGTGACCGCATGAACACAAGCAAAATCATCAAAGGAGTGGTAGGCGGTGGAAGATATACCGTCACTGCTCCAATAATCAAAGAGGACTACGGATTATACCTTCAGATTGAGGGCATCGACCTGCCAGAGACATATGAGGTGGACTTCAGCAACGATGAGCATTCGGGCAGTTCCGTCACGATGATTGGCAATGCGGACGGAGTGCTGATTCCTAGTCAGTTCATCAAATCTGGCAAGGATGTCTTTGCTTTCTTGTACCATGTTGGAGATAACTACGGCAGAACGGTCTTTAAATTCCGTATCCCCAACAAATTGCGACCAGACCGCACGAACGAAGAGCCTACTCCCGAACAGGCAAGCACTATCGACCAGACTATTGCCGCGCTCAATACCGCAGTGGCAAAGACCGCACAGGATGTGATTGACGCTGATGCAAGCGCACAGAGGGCGTCGGAATTTGCAGAAGACGCAAGGGACGCAGAAGCAAGAGCGGCGGCAAGAGCGGCAACGGCGAAAAACCATGCTGACAGGGCGGAACAGGCAAGTGATGATGCTCAGACTTATGCCAACAACGCAAGCGCATCTGCACGGGCATCGGCTCAGAGTGCACAGACTGCAACCGAAAAAGCAAATTCCATCCTCAATCTGACCGCACAGGCAACGACACTCCCAGAAGGATCAAGTGCAAGTGCAAGCTATGATGCACAGACAGGAGTGATGACATTCGGTATTCCGAAAGGTGACCGTGGTGAGAAAGGCGACCGTGGAGAACAGGGAATCCAGGGCATTCAAGGTGAACGTGGACTGACTGGCGCAAAAGGGGACAAGGGAGACAAAGGCGATAAGGGTGATACTGGAGAGCAGGGAATACAGGGCATCCAAGGCGAGCGTGGACTGACTGGCGCAAGCGGTGTTTATATTGGCGATACCGAGCCAACTGATGAGGGAATTAATGTATGGATTGATACAAGCGATGATGCTGATGACAAATCATCTCCTATTGTTGGTATAGGACGGGTTGGCTATATGGTGGTAAAAAGTGACACAAGTGCCGATAAGTCATCTCCTATTGTTGGAGTTGGACAGGCGGGTTACATGCAAGTAAAAGAATAAAGAAAGGAGACAGAAATGGCTTACACAAAGAACACATGGGCAGATGGAGACATTGTTACCAGTGCAAAACTCAACCACATGGAAGACGGGATTGCAAATGCTGACGGCATCATGGTTATCAATGATACGGATAACGGACTCGATAAGACCTGGCAGGAAATATATAACGCGATGGCACAAGGAAAAGTGTGCGTGGTCAGATCAGACCATGGAACGCCTGAAGGCGGAATTAATACATTCATGGTAATTTCAGTATATGTGGCTGAAGGAACATACACGTTGACTGCTGACATGTATACATATCGTGCATCATCGGCAACGGGAACCCTGTCGCTTGGTGGTGGCGAGGATATCGGATAAACAATAAACAAATTGGGACAGCATGTGCACGTGTTTCCGTCAATAAAACTACCTAAAGGAGGTGGTTGCAAAAATGAGTGTATTAAAAATAAAAGACGCACAAGGTAATTGGGTGGGAGTGCCCTCAATCAAAGGCGATAAGGGAGATAAAGGCGATACCGGGGCGCAGGGGCCGAAGGGTGATTCTGGCACAGCCGGCATCTCCCCGACAGTAACTATTACCCCAATCACAGGCGGTCACAGAATCACTATCACGGATAAGGACGGCACAAAGACGGCTGATGTGATGGACGGCACTACTCCAAGCCTTACCAACTATGTGCAGTTTACCGACCTTGCCACTACATCCAGAGCAGGTGCAATGAGCGCACAGGACAAGAGCAGACTTGATGATGTGTATGCGGACTATTCTTCCGCACTTACGGCATTGGGGGTGATATAAATGAGTACACCTTTAACAGATAGCATCAATGCCTTGACCACTTATGCTAATGAGGTCACAGGGACATCGGATACAACATTGTCGGATGCGGTGCATACGCTTGCGAGCGGGTATGGCGGTTCAGCAACTCTCATCACCAAGACCATCACCGAAAACGGCACGTATTCCGCAGAAGATGACTCCGCAGACGGATATTCAAGCGTTACGGTTAACGTCCCAACAGGCGGTGGTGCATCCTCATGGACTAAGGTTGCGGAGACGAGTTATCAAGTCAGTACGACAAGCACATCATCGGCAGATGTAGCTATATGGGAAACGGGTCACAGAGAATTGTGGAATTCCGATAAAATGGTATATGTACGAATACGGGACACCGAAGGAACAAAGGACGGTTATTTTTTCGGCACAGATAATCTTTTCTGGAACAGCAATGCACTTTCGTCTGGCGCATCTTCCTCAAATGTATCTGGCAGAGTTTGTATAAAAAAATTACCAGGCAATGAAGGTTTATCTTTCTTTGCGACATCTTCAGCTACTGGTTACGGTGTATATGCTGATACCATTTACTCAGATGGTTACATCCGTATTCGAAAGCGTTATAGTAGCAATTATTCGCTCACAATAGACGGCACATACAAGATAGAAGTATACATGATAGATTATCCGATACCGTTCTATGAATAAGAAAGGAGAAATCACAATGTTTCAATATTACATTACCGAAGTCCGCAAGACTACCACAGGCGAATACGAACACGATAACTATTGGGTTTACGATGAGGACGAGCAGACCGCAAGGCTTAAGGGCGAAGGCAAGTTCCATGAAGTTCTGTCCCGTGCGGCAACGTCCATATATGCAGAGCACGGAGCTATCCTGTTTACTTCGACCTGCTATCCTATCAAGCATGAGTGCTATGTACATGGGGTAGAGGCGACACCTACTCCCGAACCCGAAGAGGCGGTGGAAGAGTAAGAGGTGACAGGATGAACAGAATCACCATAGCAGACTTTGTTCAGCATCTTAAAACATATCCGCAAGATGCTGAAATAACATTCGCCTCGGTTACGGCATGGACGCAAGACAATGTGCTTATATCATGGGACACAGACCATGATTTGCCAAACGGAGAGGATAAGACAGAACTGAGTTAAAGCACCATTTAACTCAGTTGGCATAGCTTGGCATAACTTAGCAACTATCAACCAGGGCGCCCTCCGGGGCGCTCTTTTCATGTGAATCTATGAGGGCGACGACATTGGAGCATGTTTTAGAGCTGATCGTAACGGTGGCCATAGCTGTCCTCGGAAGTAATGGCCTGTGGGCGTGGATCCAGAGCAAGTCCACGATAAAGACGGCAAAGGATCGCATGATCCTCGGCCTCGGGCATGCCGAGATCTTCCGGGCGGCGGAGAAATACATCCACCGCGGAGGCATCACGCTGTCGGAGCTGGATGACCTGGAAAAATATCTGTATAAGCCTTACTCAGATATGGGCGGAAACGGGACCGCTGCGGCGATCGTCCAGAAGTGCCGGGAGCTCCCGATCATCACGGAGAAAGAAGCTGAGAGGAGGGATGAACATGAAGATTAAGACAGAGACGATCATAAGGACCATCGTGCTGATCCTGGCGCTGATCAACCAGGTGCTGGCGATCATGGGCAAGGGCCAGATCCCGATCACAGAGGACGAGGTCTATCAGCTCGTAACTCTGCTCGTCACGGTCGGCTCCGCGCTGTGGGCGTGGTGGAAAAATAACAGCTTCACTCTGCCGGCACTCAAGGCTGACGAGTATTTGGAGAGGCTGAGAAAAGAAGAACAGCAGTAAACACGAGAGGCCTTCGGGCCTCTTTTTATGTGGAGGCAAATATGATCAGAATACATATTCCTGGATTATTCAGCAGCGACTTTTCCGGAGGAAATACACGCCTCGGAGACACCCAGATCATTGACGACGGCAAGAATTTTGAAGTTATCGATGGATACTGCGACAAAGGAGCTACACGGCTCATTTCCGCACTCAAAGCGAGGAATGCAAGGGACGTTTATCTTCACATTTCACATTTCCACTGGGATCATTACGATTCAATCCGCAAAATCATCAAAGACACATGGTTCAAGCCCCGTGCGCTTTACTGCCAGAACCCCGATTCAATCACGGCTCATAACGCTAGTATCAAGGGGGACATTGATGCAGTAAGAACCATAATCAAAGAAGCCAAAGCAAGGAACATTCCAGTTGTCTATCTCAATAACGGGGACAAAATCACGCATGGTGAGATTAAGTTCACCGTGTACAGGGATTTCCCGAAATACAACGGGAACTCAGAAGCATACCTGAATGATGGGAGCCTATGCTATTGGTTTCCCGAATTGTCCTATCTGACCACAGGCGATGCGGGCATGTGGTGTGCCAATCGTTACGGACTGCACCCGAAATTTGTCAAAGGCGGGCATCACGGAAACGACATGAGCGGAGATGGCAAAAAACCGTCTGAGATGTGCCCATGGCTCAAGAAAAACGGTTGCGTCTATTACTGGGACAACGACTTCAGCACGAAACTGACCGACTTCTTAATGACGGGCAGAGAGGACGCCAAGAACGCTGGCATGAAATGCTTTGACATTCACGGCGACATTAATGCAATGTTCCATGGCGGAAAGGGAGTTATTTATAAGGGCGGTCACTTCTACTCGTATGCTTGCGCTTACAAGGGTGTGCTGACGCTCAAAAAGCCAGACCTTGCCATTGTTAAGACAGTTCTCAAAGGGGATTCTGGTAGGGACGATGCAAGAACCACATATCTTCTCAACAGGGGATACCGTCCCGGAGAGGTGCAGACCGAAATCAACGCTATCTACAAACTTGTAAAGGGGTGATAACATGGCTCAGAACGGAATCGACATTTCTAACCATCAGAAAAACATGGATCTGGCAGCGGTGCTCCGGCAGACGGACACGAGCTTCGTATTATGTAAGGCGACCGAGGGCCTTAACTTCGTAGACAAGTACTGCGACAAGTTCATGGTCATCGCGCAGAATGCGGGCAAGCAGATCGGCTTCTACCACTTCGCCCGGCCTGAGTACAACACAGCCAGGGCCGAGGCGGATTTCTTCGTCCGTCAG